CCAGATTAACGTCATAGTTAGGTCATCGTTTAAGATGTAGAATGCTTTGGTAGGCACACATCTGCCATATAAACATTCTTTTATACTAGTGTTCTCATATAGTGTAGAGTTATAGTCTCCTTCTTGAATCTCGAATAATTCAATCAACCTATCAACCTTAGTCTCTTCCGTTACTTCTTTTTCAATATCAACTATGAAGGGGATATCAATTGGAATAAAACTTGACGTCGAACACTTATTTGTATTTGGATGAAAACGAACGAATCCATCACTAAATCCTGTTGAAAAAAATATTTTTCCTTGTGATAGATCCGGATTTTCTCGCGCCCATTTAATTAACTCGTCTAATAGCATTTCTTTTTTAACTTTGATTTTCATTGTTTCCATCTCCTCTAAAATAAAGTTAGTTGCTTCTGTTCCTCGTATTCCAAATCACTTTGCTTTATATATGTTTCAAGCTCTTCCGCTGTATCAAATGTCTTTTTCACACCTTGCCAACCTGGCACGATATGACCGTGAAAGTAATAAGTGCCATTTACTACATGGATATGTGCCACTCGTTCGTTATCCTGATACAGATATCTCTTAGAGCCGAAAAATTGGTTTAAGTATTCTTTACGCGCGTTATCTGTCATGGTCATTACTCCCACAAGTCAAACACTCTATCTACATAAAACTTCGCTTTTGCCATATCCTCATGACCATTCTTTAACGGTGCTCTAGACAAGTATTTGATTGCATTACCTATTGCAAATGCTAATTGTGGTGGATACTGTGCCGTTACTTGTTCAATAAAATCTATAATTTCAATATCGCCGTATGTGTAATGTGCTGGTTGCTTAACATTGTCTTGCGTTTCATTCATATCTACTTTTCTGTTACTGATTATGCTCATTATGCTTCACTCCATTTCTTGAACGTTTGGTTATAAGTGACATCGAACCAGTACGGATCACGTGAATGTTTTTGTGGTACATTAAACAAATGTGGTTTCCTCTTACGTAGTTCAACCTCTTTACGTCGTTGCCTAGCTATTTCACGTTCTTTGCTCTCTCGTTGCATAATTCTGGATAATACGATTTCTTTATACTCAGCTAAGCGCATGCCATAAGGTGCGTTTAAGGCTTCTAACAACGCCCAGCCACCACGTACTCTTTTTGCAACCATTCCAGGAGTTAACCCGTTCTTTTTTATCAATTCATTTTCATGTTCGGTAAATTTATATGGTTTACCGTTAATCTTCACGACACTCATTTATTCCACCTCTACATTTACATTTCTAATTTTTAAATTGTCATACTCTAGTAATTCGTCTGGATTGTTATATAAGTAATCTGCCAGCGCTTCTTTTTCGATATCCACATCATCAAAATACTGATATTCAACTTCTGTAGGTATCCTTATATCAATCGTTGCGTTTATATATGCTTGCTGTTGCATTAGATCACTTCCTCAACTCGCATGATTATTTTTGGTTCTAGTCCATAACGCTTTGAGCTAGTTATTTCTGTAATTTGGTTATCGTCTTTCCACACATGACCATTACATGCGTCTAATACTGTTTTAATTAAGTTATCGATATCCGGCTTAGTCACTTTATACTGTCCAACCATTTCACTTTTCTTTTTCTTCGACCATGATTTAAGTAATGGAAAGTAAAAGTCTAATTCGATTTTTAGTGCGCGCTCTAGATTTAACTTAGGCATTTGCCCTTGTATATACGCTTTATGATTTGTATAAGCTGTTGGCATGTATGTTTGAACAAATCTACCTGTATTACGAAAGCGTGGACGAGGCGAGCCCATAGGTGCCTCGAACGTTTCGTTAAATTTAATTTCTATTTCCATGTGCCACCTCTAAATATCAAATATCGTTGCTTGTAACCCTAGCTCTTGCTCATATAAAAGCCCGTGAGCGCCTTTGAATCGTTTTAGGTCACTATCAGCCATGATTTTCTTTTCGTCGCTGAAATGGGCTCCTGTGAGCGAATAAACTTCATTTACGTTGTCTTTATACTTGATGACCTTAATATCTTCCGTGCCATCTTCTCGGTATAAGTAATATTTTTCTTTCGGCATTTTTAACACTCCTTAATATTCGACGATAGCGGATCTTTCTTCTTTTTCTTTCAACTTATCATCAATAAGTTTTTTAAGTTTCTCTTGGTCTCCGTTTGCAAAATCAATCATCTTTTGAGCATATACATCTCTACAATGTAATATTTCTTTTATATTTTGTTTTGTTATTACCATGCATCTCGCTCCCTGAAATCGTCTCCGATTACTCTTACTTTTCTTGCATTGTGTTTCATTCTTGAATTGATACGTTGCCAGTTCATATTTTGATTTAGTTCTTTATCACTAAAGTTAGTTGTAAAGATGTTGTTTTTACCTACTCTGTTATCAACAATGCTGAAAAGTTTGTTTAAAGTGTGTTCTGTGTTCTCTACACCCATATCATCTAGTACAAGTAAATCAATATCGCTTAACAATCTGACTAACTCGTCTGTAGTCTCTACTGCATTTTTGTTGTATGTTGCTTTGATACGATCCATTAACATTGGTATATGCATAAAAGCAACCGTATGTCCTTTAGCTTTAACTGCTTTTGCGATAGCGTATGCTAGGTGGCTTTTACCAGTTCCGTATGAACCTTGCAATATTAATGATTTTGGCTCTTTTGTAGAGAAGCCTTGAACGTACTCTATTGCTGTTTGTTTAGCGTGTACTTGTTTTTCATTTTGTGGCTTGTAGTTTTTGACTGTTGCATCTCTTAAAGACGGATTAACGTTTGATTGATTGAATATGTTGTTTATCTTCCGTTGCTTGTTTCGCTTATATTCCTCATAGATTTCACATTTGCAACCGTCTTTATACTCGTAACCATTCGGGTGTTTTTTAGTAGGAGCGAACTTATATAAGTCGTATTCACTTCCACATCTCTCACATTTCAATCCTTTTTCGACATGAGTAGGTTGATATTTTTTCAAGCTTTCGTTTATCTTTTCGCTGAATAGTGGTTTCATAATATCCCCCTAATCCCAATAACTTTCGTCGTACTTCATGCGTTCCAATTGATCCGTGCCAGTTGGTTGTATTTTTTGATTGAGGTACCCCTCAAATTTACTGCCAAAAAGTGTTTCTGGTCTAAGGTATTTATCGCTATCCGTGTTTAACCATTCAGCTGTTTTGATATCAATCACCTTTTTAAAATCCTCCAACCTAAAATCTTGATTCCATCTTGCTTTAATAAAATCTTTCGTTTTAGTTGTATTATGTTTAAACTTCTTGCCAGTCTTTTCGTTAAGATAATCAATAATCTCTTTATATGGGATGCGTGTCGGGTTTCCCGACAATATATCTACTCTATTTATATTGTTATTACTTGTATTATTAATACTTGTATTATTCTCTTTAACATTTGTGATAATAGGGGCATTAACAGAATTGTTAATAGGGGTATTATCATTTGTGTTAATAGGTCTTATCATTTCTGTTAAGGGGTATAGCTTTCTTTGTTTAATTTCATTACCATTTCTAATGATTTCAACATGTAAATATCCACATTCTTTTAAGTTGGCTATACGGCGTGATACAGTAACTTTTGTAACTTCATATAGTTTCGCAAAGTAACCATTACTTGCTGTGCAGTATCCGTACTTGTTACTTAAAGACGTTATTTCTGCAAAAAGTAACTTTTCGCTGTCAGTAAGTCGGTTATCGTATCTGACATTTGCCGTAATTATTGAATAGTAACTTGGTTGATCAGTCATATTGATTCTCCTTTCTGGTATAATTTTGTTATCGCTACTGCGTTAGATTGGGGGTGAATAATTATGGATCCTATTTTAGGTAAAGGTATTGATAAAATTATTGAAGGCGCATCAAAAGGGCCTGTAGAAACATTCTCTAAAACTTGGGAACTTGTCTTTGGGAAATTCCACCTTTATGTGGATAAAGTTATTTATCAAAGAGAAGTAGAATTTGAAAAATTCAAAGAACAATTTAAAAAAGAAATATCTTCTGTACCTGAAAATAATTTACAAGAACCACAATTTTCTCTTCTAGGTCCTGCTCTAGAAGCTTCAAAGTTTTACATTAGTGAAAAAACTTTAAGTAATATGTTCGCAAAACTAATAGCATCATCTATGGATGACAGAAAAAACTCATTAACCCACCATTCATTTGTTGAAATAATTAAACAATTATCCCCAAATGATGCTATTCTTTTAAAACATTTAAAGAATCACGAAGTACATCCTGCCGTTAAATATAGAGCGGTTTTAAACCCAAAGAATGACGGTATGAATATATCGGACACGTTAATAAAAGACTCTCCGTTAGATATAGAATCAACCGAAATTTCAATTAATAACCTAGTAAGGTTAGGGGTTTTAAATGAAACTTTTGACATGTCTTACTTAACAAAAAAAGGAATTTATAATAAGTTTTATGCTCCTCAGTTTTTAAATCACTTTAATAAGATTATAGAAAAACAAAGATTTGTTTCGGGATTAGAATTTGTTAAAAGAATGTTAAAGTCAGGACACAACCTAGAAACAATAAGTAAACTTTCTGGCATTGAATTTGAAGTATTAAAGTTACATTACAGCCCCTGGGTAATAGACATCAAAAAAGGCTCAATTAGTTTGTCCGCCTATGGTAAAGCTTTTGTAAAAACCTGTATTAACTAAACGGAGATTTTAAAATTTTCTCCACTTTTACAGCATGCATAGCATTTCTAATCTCTTCCGCCAAGATGACGATTAGGAGTGCTATTTTTATTATTCTTAGTCTATTCATTCCTTTTTCTCTCCTTTCAACATTTTATTGAGCC